ATTATATGTGCAAGTTATGGCGTATACAGTACCGGCATCAACATTAGGAATCTTCACAACATTGTTTTCGCTTCACCTTCTAAGAGTCGTATTAGAAACTTACAATCGATAGGTAGAGGACTAAGGAAGTCCGAGACTAAGGATTCAGCAAGTCTGTATGATATTTCAGATGATTTGTCTTACAAGGATAGAAAGAACTATACTTTGAATCACTTTGTAGAAAGGATCAAGATCTATAGCTCTGAACAATTCCCATATCGTATGTATAGCATACCAATTAAAGGTAGATAGAATCTTTATTGCGAATCGTACAGACTCATTATATCAAATTATGAGCATAATGTCAAGTCTTTATTTTAACATATTAAACTTGACAAATCACCTAGAATTTAGTATAATTATAATATGACAAATGAGAAAGAAAGGAAGTAACTATGCCAAGAAAAAAACAACATTATGTTGACAATGAAAAATTCTTAGAAGTAATGACCGAGTATCGCAATGCATATTTGGAAGGTAAAGAAAATGGTGAAGTTCAAAAGCCAATGATACCAGATTATGCAGGAGAATGTTTTCTAAAAATTGCAGACAGATTATCTCACAGACCTAATTTTATCAATTATGCATTTCGTGAAGAGATGGTGAGTGATGGAATTGAAAACAGTGTGATGTATGCAAGTAATTTTAATCCAGAGAAATCAAGCAATCCATTTGCATATTTTACTCAAATTACTTATTATGCTTTTTTAAGAAGAATAGAAAAAGAAAAGAAACAGCTTTATATTAAATACAAAACAATGGATGAGTTTAGTTCTCTTGAGGATAGTTCTGATATGACTAGTCTAGGAAGTGATAAAGGAGCAGTGTCTGCTGGTGCTTCACCATTATCATCTGACAAACGAGCATCTATTCATGATTTTATTGCAACATTTGAAGAGAAGAAGAGAGCAAAGAAAAAAGTTAAAGTCGTCACAAAGAAAGACGATACGTTAATAGCTCTTTCCCCACTAACAAGTTATATAAATCAAGCTTACGCATGAAAATTGCTTTAATAACAGATACACATTTTGGCTGCAGAAATGACAGCCTTATGTTCACAGAGTTTTTTCGTAAGTTTTATGAGAATGTATTCTTTCCTACGTTAAAGGAGAGAGGCATTTCTGATGTAATTCATTTGGGAGATGTAGTAGATAGAAGGAAGTTCATCAACTATAAAACTCTGAATTCAATGAAAGAGATATTGTTTCAGCCTCTTAATGAAATGGGTGGAAATATCAAAATCATAATTGGAAACCACGATATTTACTATAAGAACACTCTTGCTGTAAATTCGATGACAGAACTTACAAAGGGAATGCCTCATGTTACTGTCTACGATAAACCTACTGAAGTTTCTTTAACGGATGATCACAAAGTTTTATTTGTGCCTTGGATATGTGATGACAATGAAAAAGAAACAAAAGAACTTATTGAAAAAACACGGACTAAAGTTGCATTTGGTCATCTCCATTTAGAAGGAATCGAACATAATAAGGGTTCTTTCAGTATGGATGGTCATCCTCCATCGATGTACAAAGCATTTCAACGAGTGTTCTCTGGCCACTTCCACCATCGTTCTACTACTGGTAATATTACATATCTTGGAAATCCTTACGAAATCACATGGAGCGATTACAACGACCAGCGAGGATTTCACATTTATGATACGGAAACAATGGAAGTGGAATTCATACCAAATCCATATTCAATGTTTTATAAGATATATTATAATGATGAGAAAAATGATTACGGTGATTTATCAAAATATGAAAATTGTTATGTAAAAATTATAATTGAGAATAAGAACAACTCTTACCTATTCCAAGTTCTGATGGATAAGTTAGTAGATGTTGGTGTAGGCCACATTTCAGTAGTGGATAATCTCTTTGACATTGAAGACATGGGAGATGATATAGAGAACATGGAAGATGTGGAAGACACTATGAGTGTAATTAAAAGTTGTGTGGACAGTCTACAGATAGAAGACAAAGACTTGTTGAATGGGTTGATGCAAAATCTTTATAATGAAGCACTAACAGTAGAGACTGTATGAGTACTAAACAAGAACAAAGAAAAGCAGAAAAAACTGTAAAGAAGAATGAAAATTTTGAAATGAATTTTGATCTATTGCAGCCATGGTCTACTTTTGTGATGAAAACAAAATTACCACCATCAATTCTTCAAACTATGATTCGGATTACTGATGTGATAGTTAATACTGCGGAGAATCAACATAGTCATGGACACAATCTTGCAGGCCAGATCAAAGATGAACTGTGGATAAATCCTGAGATTTTGGAAAAAGAAAATGTGATGGGTTTCTTCTTGGATGTAGTTAGAAATTTTATCATTAAACAAACCTGTCAAAACGAACCATTTAAGCAAAAATACGTTTTGGAGGAAGAGTGGTATACTCAAATGCTTTCTATGTGGATCATTTCTCAAAAGGATAATGAATATAATCCTTGTCATATTCATACTGAATGTGCAGTTTCTACTGTGATGTATCTCAAGATTCCAGAATACCTACCTACTCGCAAAGAACATAAAGAGGATGATGGTGCAATTAATTTTACTTCCTCTACTGGAAAAGATCAATTTTGGGGAAGTCCTACAATGACACTGCAACCACAAGTGGGAGACTTTTTTATATTTCCAGCATCACAACAACATTTTGTATATCCATTTAGAACAGCAGATGGAAAGGGCGAAAGAAGAAGTGTTTCTTTCAATGCAGTATTTTCAAATAAAACAGAACAAGATAAACTGAAGAAACAACAGGAAAATCAACAATGACAAACTATTCTCAAGATGAAGACGATAGAAGAAGAGATAGACAGGAACGAGCTGATAGAGCGAATGTGTTCACCAAAGAACGAAATAGAGCTCAATCAGTTGAAATTGGTAAGGATGAAAAACCACACACAGCAGTTAATATAGAAATTTCAGATGATGATATTATAAGGGTTGCTCTTCAAGCACATGACAGAGATATTACTATCAATAAAATGGTAGGAATTATATTGAAAGATGGTTTAAGATCCTCAGAACATAAATTTGAACACAATCCAAAATCACAACTTCTTAATGAAACTAAATGATCATATTTAAAAAGATCTCTTGGAAGAATTTTCTTTCTACAGGAGATGCACCTACAACTGTCTTTTTTGACAGATCGCCTACTACTTTAATAATCGGAGAAAATGGCTCTGGCAAATCAACAATCCTAGATGCATTAACATTTGGGTTGTTTGGCAGAGCCTTTCGGAATATCAATAAACCTCAGTTAGTCAACACGATTAACGAAAGGGGATTGGAAGTAGAAATAGAATTTTCTATCGGCAAGAAACATTTTCTTATTCGTAGGGGGGTGAAACCAAATCTTTTTGAAATCATATTTAATGGAAAATTGATAGACCAATTAGCCAACAATAGAGACTATCAAGAATATTTGGAAAAGGTAATTCTCAAATTGAACTACAAATCATTCACTCAAATAGTTCTGTTGGGCAATTCATCTTTTGAACCATTTATGCAGTTGAAGCAGTCAGATCGAAGAACGATTGTCGAAGACCTTTTAGACATTCAGATTTTCTCTTCAATGAATTCCATTTTAAAATCAAAAAGTTCTGAACTGAGAACTGAAATGGGATCTATAGAAATGAAGAAGGGATTGTTCAATCAAAAGATTCAAGTTCAAGAAGATTATATTAAACGATTGAAAGAAGACAGCGAATCGGTTATCAACCAAAAAGAAAACGTCATCACTCACTTTCAGGAGGAAAAGGAAACAGCCAGAACATCAATTGTATCTCTTCAGAATGAAATAGGTACGCTGGGAGAAAAACTTACAAATGAGGGTTATGACAAGAAGAAATCTTCTGAGTATGAAAAGTTCCAAGACAAAATCGAATACAAGTTAAAACAGGAAGAGAAGGAACTGTCTTTTTATGAAAAAAATTCTACCTGTTCTACTTGTAAACAGATTATTGATGATCAGTTTAAGAAGGAACGATTGATAGACATATCCAAAAATATCGATGATAAGAAAGGTGGCCTGGATAAGATTCAATCCGAAATTGAAGTATTGGAAAATACATTACAAACATATAGAGAAGTTGGAAGACAAGTTGTGGAGAAGAATAAACAACTTGCAGGAGTCCAATCTAAAATAGAATCTATTGAAAGTAATATTGAGAGAACTCTGAAAGAAATTGATGTGCTTCGGAATAAGAAAAAACTGGACAATTCGGTTGAAACAGAATTGATAACTTTAAAGGAACAACTGGAAACTTCTTTACAAGAGTATTCTGTATTGTGCGATCAAAAACAACTCCATGAATATGCACATGAGCTGTTGAGAGATTCGGGAATAAAGACCAAGATTATCCGTCAATATGTTCCCATAATTAACAAGTATGTAAATAAATATTTGAACGAACTTGACTTTCTCATAAACTTTTCTATTGATGAAAATTTTAACGAAACAATACAATCTCAGTATAGGGATGAGTTTTCTTATGCTTCCTTTTCTGAGGGAGAGAAAATGAGAATTGACCTTGCGTTGCTATTCACATGGCGCATGGTTGCAAAACTCAAGAATAGTGTGAATACCAATATTTTAATTCTGGATGAGGTATTTGATTCCTCTTTAGATAATGAAGGAACGGATGCATTTTTGAAAATTATCAATACACTTGATACAGATACCAATGTATTTGTGATATCTCATAAGGGAGAAATCCTCTATGATAAATTTCTCTCAACAATTAAGTTTGTGAAAGAGAAACAATTTAGTAAAATAGAGGTAGCGTGAGTGATTTCCTTTACAGAAAAAGCTGCTAATAAAGTGTTGAGTATTATGAACGAGCAAAAAGTAACCGATGATACCAGAGTAAGAGTTGGTGTCAAGGGTGGTGGTTGTTCTGGTTTTACTTACACAGTAGACTTTGATAGTAGAAAAAGTAAGTTTGACTTGGAGTTTGAGTCGTTCGGCCTTAGTATTTTAGTAGACAAGAAAAGTCATCTTTACATCAAGGATACCGAAATTGATTGGTCAAATAATTTGAATGACAGAGGATTAAAATTCAACAATCCTTCAGCAAAAGGTTCATGTGGGTGTAGAACTTCTTTCATGTACGAACACGTGGAACAAGAGAACGTTAGAGAACCAAGTTGGATGTAAAGTTCCGATAACGGAATAATTGAAAACAATTTAATGAAATGAATAAAATATGAGTGATTTGATATGCGAATTAGTAAAAGAAGATGATCCTTTTTTGAGGGAAGTATCAGCTGTCTTTGATTTCGATAGTCCAGAAGTTGACCCTGAGAAATTGGAGAAACAGTTAATTACAAATATGTTCCATTATCGTGGAATGGGACTATCCGCTATTCAATTGGGGATTCCTGTTTCTGCATTTGCAATGCTTGTTGATAATGATCCTTTGGTGGTTTTTAATCCAGAAATTATTGAATTTAGTGAAGAAACTACCTATATTAAAGAGGGGTGTTTGTCGTATCCTGGCTTGTTCGTTGCAATAGAGCGTGCATACGGAGTCTCCACAAGGTTCCAATTGGCATCTGGAGAAGAACAATCGGGTAATTTCATAAATATTTCTGCAAAGATATTTCAGCACGAATCCGAACATATGGATGGTGATATTTTTATAGATAATGTATCAAGGTTTAAATTAAAAGCTGCGATGCGTAAACGTAACATTTATTTGAGGAAACTCAAAAATCAACATAAGGATTAAAATGGCAGAATCAAGGGGTATCGAAGAAACTAAGGATATACTGGATTTTATGTTTTCATTTGTAGAAGCAGTCGGTAAGGCTCAAAAAGATGGGGAAATGTCTTGGAGTGATGCAAGGTATTTTATCGATCCTGTAAAGAAACTATTTGAAGCAGTAGATGATATTGAAGAAGTTCTTCCTGAGATTGAAGACCTTTCAGAACAAGAATATGATCAACTCGTAGAATATGTTCGTGAAAAATGGGACTATGACGATGAGAATCTAGATTGGATTGTTGATACTGCAATAGAAGCAGGAAAAGGAATTCTAATGATGATCAATCTTAAAAAAGCATAGTGAGTGTAAATAAAACAATTAACAGATTTTGGCGTGACTGGGCGGCCCTAGTGTATCTTTGGATTTGTCTGTGTGACTTTTTCATAGGGCCAGTCGTTTGGAATATGCAGATGAACGACTATTGTGTGGATATGGTTGCCAAAGGTCTTGTATGTGATGCATCACGCTGGATACCCTTGACCTTAGAGGGTGGTGGTATATTACATATTTCATTTGGAGCAATTTTAAGTGCAACAGCTTGGAAGAAAAAAGAAGAGATGGATATTCACCATAGTAGGAATACTTCTACTACTTAATGGGTGTGCAAAGAGTACTGAAGAAGTGGGTGCAACAAGTGGGGGTAAATCAACTCTGCCAGTTACAGTCTCAGCCCTAGTCGAACACGCAGAGTATTGTCAAGCAATTTACGATAGTGGTGGATCTCAAAGAGATGAAGTTGCATTTGAAGTAAAACAAGATGATGGTATATCAATAATTGTTATTAGAGGTACTGCGAATGAAAGTAATGTACTATCTGATATCGATGTGAGACTGATACATGATATTCGTACAGGAATTTATCTCCATAAAGGATTTAGAGATGCTGCCGTAACTATTATGCAAATTATAGATGCTGAACATACTATAAAACATACTGTACACGTTACAGGGCATAGTTTAGGTGGAGCTGTTTCACAAATAATAGGAATGTGGTTACACACTAGAGGACACAATGTTCAAATTTTCTCTTACGGATCACCAAAAGTTTCTTCTCAAGTTCTTGTTTCGGGACAACCAACTCATTGGCGTGTGGTTCGCCTTAGCGATCCTATCCCTTTTACTCCTATGTGGCCTTATCGTCATACAGGAACTTTTGTAAATAGTCAGACTTTAGATTGGGGCCCAGATAATGATAACGGTCTGATTTCACAAACGGATGGTTTAGACCATTCAATTTCAAAATATGTAACTACGTTGAAGGATAATTTATAATATGGCAAATAGCGTTAAGGTTTTAAAACTAACTACTGGAGAAGAAATAATTGCAAGAGTCAAGGATGAGAGAGATCTTGTTACATTAGAACAACCTATGACACTTCAAGCAATACCAACTGGCCAGGCAGGACAAATGGGATTTGCATTAGTTCCCTGGCTTATGTCTGCAAAACCAGATAGTGTGACTATTTCAATAACGTGTGTGATTGCACAAGTTGAACCAAAGGATGATGTGGAAAAAAATTATCTTTCACAAATCTCTGGTCTTATACTCTGATGTATACACCTTTACCAGATTCAATTACGATCAGAGAATCGACAATACAAGGATTGGGGTTATTTGCTAAAGAAGATATTAAGAAGAATACCTTGCTTGGGATTATTCATATACCGATTCCGAAAGAAAAAGATGGCTATCTTAGAACCCCTCTTGGTGGTTTTGGTAATCATTCTGATAATCCTAATTGTAATAAGGTTCTAATGGAGGATGGTTCGTGGTGGATTGGTGCATCAAAAGATATTATGGCCGGTGAAGAAATTACGTGGAGCTACACGCTTTACAGCATTTCTTAATATTTCTTAATAAAAAACTTGACATATATGCCAAAACTTAGTATACTTATACTATAAACTATAATTTGCAGAGACAGCAGATGGGGTGACTATAAGTCATAAACCATTGGGAAAATATTTTTCTCGGCTTGTTGGATGCGATGAAAGGAACAAATGAAAGACCGCATAGAGCGGATCATTCCCGATCCGCCTAAAGAAGGTTATGATGCATATATGTATCTCATAACCATTCTAAAAAATACCCAAAAAGAAAAATATTACGGAGGTTGGCATTTAGGTCGTTATGATCTAGATCCATACCAGTTTAGTTCTAAAAACAAAGAATTGGCAGCCGATTATGCCACGGCTGCTAAGGTGGAGTATCGTATAATGGAATATGGTACTGCTTATGATATGGCATACAAAGAGAGAATTATGTTAGACCAAGCAGATGGTGGAATTGGCGCTGCCAAATCATCAAAATGGTACAATGGGAGCAATGGAGG